CCGGTTCATTTCCTGGATTTCCTTGTTGACGGACTGATATTTGTCGCGCAGCTGGTCGATGGCGCGCAAATAGTCCGGGCCAACGGCCTGCTTTTGCGCATCCGTCATGCGGTTATACTGCATCGTGAGTTGCTCGATGGTGCCCTTGTAGTCGTTCATCTGACCTTTCGCGGTCTTAGCTGACGACTCCATGCCGCCCATCATCTTGACGAACTGCTGCATCTTTTGGCTTTCCTTGTCGAGAGCCTGACTCAGTCCGCCGTTGGACTGCACAAAGTTGTCGAGTGCGGACTTCGCCTTCTTTAGTCCGGCATCCCATTGGCCTGTGCCTACGGCCAGTTCTAACACTGATTTAGCCATATATGTATCCTATTGTTTGTCGTTGAATTTTTCGTCTATCCACTTCTCCACGTAGTTGACCAGTGTGGTTCCAAGTTCTCCGGCCGCCTGTTGCATGTCACTGCTGGCACGTCCGAAGAATGAGCGCGCTCCGATGGCACTACGGTTGCCATAGGTGGCCTTGGAACCGCGACCTGTAGGTCCGTAGCTGGTAGCCGTTCGGGTGTCGGTGCCGCTTTCCAGGAAGCGCAGTATAAACGAGCGGTCCGGGCCGTAGTATTCTGCCAATTTCTTTGTGCGCTCGCTCAGGTAGCGGTGTTTCTGCCTGCCTGGGTTGTAGGTGCGGGTTTTGAAGCTGACGCGCTTGCCGCCACTGGCAATGTTGATGTTACCCGCCAATTCATTGCGGTACATCCTGCGCTGTATGGCTGACGATGCGCTGCCTGCACCGGCGCTGCGTGCTCGCTCGACTGCTTTGTTGCGGACAATGCCGAGTACCTTGCCGAGTTCTTTGCGCACCAGAGGCTCAAACCAACCGTCAAACGCCTGCAAAGACATGGAGTTGTATGCCGTGTTCACGTCGCTTCTGGACTGGAGACGCTTCAGCACGTCAACGATGATGTCGTTGACTTTCTCCAGCCCGGCAAAGTCTGCACGCAGACCTTCCACGCGGGCGTTGGTAGCGTGAAGTTGCTGTAGTAGTGCCATACACCTATCCGGCAAAATGGCCTTTTAGGTTTACTGACTGGTATATAAGAAAGAAGCTCCGCGTATCACTACGCAGGGCTCCCGTCAAATTCGAACAAAAAAGAAAATTCTTATTATTTATGTGTTTATTTCTTAGCGAGTCGGGCGTTTTCCTCTCTCATGAGCTGCTGCATCCTTTCGACTTCCTTGCTGCTGATGGGGGCGCTGCCTGTGTCGTCAGAGCCTTCGTTGTCCCAGGGGAAAGGCAGCAGGTCGGCTGGAGAATATATCCCGTGCTTCTTCATGTTGTCGCCGCCTACCTGTGCAGCCATCATGTTGTAGGTCTGCCAGCGTACTGAACTCCATAAGTCGCGTCGGCGTTTCTCGTATCCGTAGTCTATCAGCAGCAGATCGGTATAGCTGAGCTCGTAGAGGAATTCGTGCCGTTGGATACCTATCTCGCCCACGAACTTTGCGTAGCGATCGTGGGCGGTTATGCGTTTGGGGACGTTGCCCCCTTTTCGTCAGCCTTCTCTCGCTCTTCGTCAATCTTTTCCTGTACGACAGCTGGTACGGTGTACCATTCGTTGCGCATCTGTACGATGGCGGAAATCAGATCGCTGCGTTCCTGTGGCGTTGCGTCGTACAGGATGTAGTCTGAGTTGACTGGAGGCTGCTGTCCGTTGCGCCCGTAGGCTGCTACGATGGCTGCCATTGCCAGTGTGATAAAGTCGCCGATGGTGGCTTCTGCTGGTTTTACGATAGTGGCGGTGCCGTCATCTTTTATTTCCATGGTGGGAATAAAAACGCTGACGCTCCGGCCGCTGATAGCCTCGAAGCCGTTTTCCGTGGCCGCGCAGTATATCATTGACACCTGCTGGCCGTTGAGTGTGATTTCTTTCTGGGTCATAGTCCTTTTGTTTTGCGTCCAATCGGAGAGAGCCGGTTGGAACGGGTTGTTAGAATCCTTCGGGGTCAAACGGGCGCTCTTCGATTTCTTCGAATTCGAGTTCCCCGTGACCTGTGAACTGTGCAGTGTAGGTTGCTATCTCGGCATTCTGCGAATTGACCTGGAGGTCGCTCAGGATAGCAACGCCTTCGACGTTCAGCATGCTGTAGGTCTTGTCGCGGTTCTGTTCGCCAGCGGCACCGACGGTGCGGGCAAACTGTATGAGATACGGAATGCCGACCCGGAGTTGGTCGACGGTGAAGCCAGTCTCTTCGTCATCACTGATAACCAGGGCTTCTGTCTGTATGCCCCAGCTAAGTCCGACCGGTGACTGTTCAATCCAGTCGTCAACGGTATCCTTGGTTGAATCCTCTACTACCTGAAGCACGCAGTGCAGCGTACACGTCGTTGCAGCGGCCACGGCGCGGTAGCCGGTGGGTGCTCCTTTCGGGCGGAGGAATATTCGAAGGTTTTCGCCTTTGATTGTTGCCATAGTTGTTGTGTGTTTAGCCCAAGCGACAGAGCCGCTTGCGACGGATTTTTAAAGAAGGCCCCGCCGCTGACGCGAGGGCACGGTGACGGGGCCTTGACAGATGAAGACTTTCTTGATAGATAGTAGCCGTTATGCCAGCGCGCCGGTACCCTGGAACTGTACTGACAGCGTCGAGTTAGCCCGGTTCGCGGCCTGCACACTGTAGTCAGTGATGTATGCCCATCCTGACTTCTTGATGGCAGAGTTCTGTGCGACGCGGTTGTTGGCTCCGGCGGTTACGTCGAATACCAGATGCACCTTCGTCTTGTTGATCATCAGCGAGAGAATGTCCTGTGTCAACTCACCGTTGACACCGTTATCCTCCAGAGTGACCAAAGAACTTGTGCTGGCATCCCACGAAAGACCCATGACTTCCTGCTCGTCCCAATCCCCAACAGAATCCTTCGAAGAAGCCGATTCAAGTTGGGTGCTGACGTGGAAGGTGGCCTCTGTGGCCATTGCAATACATTTCTCCGAACCGTCGGCCGTGCCGACCAGTATGCGAAGGTTCTGACCTTTGATAATACCCATAGTTGTTACGGATTGGTATCGCAGTTGTACAGAAGTGACTGGAAGAAACAGGGCACCTTGGAGTCGTACTCTACCGGAGAGGCTGACAGTTGGTAGTCGAGCGGTACCAGCTCGTAGTCATCTTGGCTCTCTTCAGCATTCTCGAAATAGCTGCTGACGGTATCACGGACGGCTTGGACAATGTCCATCACCTCTTCGCGGTCGTCAGCTTCCACCTCGATGCTGATCTGCACCTTGTCAACGCAGCCTTCGTAGGAGCTGTCCTTATGGAATCCGTCATTCTGCATCCCGTCAAACGAGATAATGATGATGGGCATAGGAGTGTTTGGCAGCTCTTCGTCAGGTACCGGGATGGTCGTATTGTAGATACGTCCGTTCACCGTCTCCACCAGGGAGGCGTTAGACATGAGTGCATTGTAGAATACTTTGTCTGTTACCAGTGACATCTGTACTTCTGCGTGTGGTTAATAATCGTTGTTACTTAGGACCTCCCGAAGTCTGCCGGCGGCTCCGATGCATCGCCCTGGCACTCCGCCAGCAGACTATGGACTATGAATCCAGTAGAGGTCGCGAGAGATTTAGCCCTCCGTAGGCTCGGCGTTCTCGACCGTGTACAGAGCGAATGCCTGCGTGGGATAGACATCACCACTGGGCGTTCCGCCATTGATGAACACCGACAAATCCGTAATTGAAAATGAAGTGTTCAAAATCACACGTGTGACGTTTCTGTCAGCGAGGGTTACGGGATCTACCACAAGCCTAACTTCCCCATGCTGTTGCACGGCCAGCCACTCGAAGTAACCGATACCGATGCAGCGGTCCGAGGTGGCCACCAGCTTGCCTGCTGAGTTGAGCTCAGTGTTCAGGTAGTGGGTGACGATGTAGGGATAACCTGCACACAGGCCGTTCTGGATAACGAAGCCACCGGCTGCACCTGAGATGAGAGGTGTGGCCTTCAGCTTGGCCTCCGTCACGCGGTCGAGGATCAGCACCACGTCGCCCTCGAAGAAGCCCTTGTCAGAGAACTCTGCAACGGCCTCCAGGATAGACTCGTACTCCTTGCCGGAGCCGATGGTGACTGTACCCTTCGGGGTCTGTCCAGAGAACGGACCCTTATTACCAGTCCACTGTGCACGCGAGTACACCTTCTTAGCGAGGTACTTGCGAACGGCCAGGGTAAACTTAGCCTGCACGAACGCCATCAGGTCGAATGCGGCGTTGTCGATGGCCATGTTGGACACGGGCACCTTCAGACCGCAGCGACGCTGTACCGGCGTGATGTTGGCGAAGTCGAGATCCTGATCCTGGAGTTGTGCGGTTTCGCCGACTTCCTCCAGCTCAACGTCGTTGAGAGAGACGGGCCATACCTCGTTGCCGGTAACACCGGTGACGATGCGCAGCGAGCTGGGCAGACCCAGACCCTCGTGCAGGGTGGGAATGAGCTCGTGGATGGTCAGCTCAATGGCACCGGAAGCGGTGACGTTGGCCTTGGTGTTGCTATTGGTGGGATACAGCAGTATCTCACGCTTAGCACCGGTCTTGGCGCACTCGCGCAGCAACTCGCGCAGCTGCTCACCCTTCGACTTGTGCTCCTCGTACTTGGCCAGCTCACGCTCAGTCAGCATAGAGCGCAACTCGGAGTCTACAAGCGACTTCTCGCGGCTCAGGGTGTCCCACTCGCGCTGTTCCTCCTCAGTGAAGGAGCGCTTCTCCTTGTAAGCCTTGTCATTGAGACCAGAAAGAGAGGACTGAATCTCACGGCTACGAGCCTGGAGCTCGATTTTTGTCATTTTTGCCATACTTTTAACAGTTAAAAATGGTTAGTAAATATCGTTGTAATTCTCGTAGTCCAGCAACTGACGACGGCGTGCAGCAGCCGCCTCCATAGCCTTCTGCTCACGTGCAGCTTCCTCGTCCAGCTTCTTAGCCTTGCCCTTCGGTGTCTGTTCAAACAGCTCGCGGGCATTGACAGAGGTCTGTGTGTAAGCGGGATCCATTCCGATAGTCAGCGCGGTGATGGCGCGGAACTTCTTATGGATAATCTTCACATCGTCGCCGCCTTCGCGCTCTTCAACATCCCAGTCTTCGGGATAGAACTCAAAGGAGCAACCAGAGTAGTCGCCGCGACGCACCATTTCCAGGCAGCGGTCGCCGATGTCACACTTGGGAGCCTCGAATTCAAAGGTCACACCTTGCTCA